AAACCCTAATAACTGGTTAGTAATACCTGCGGAGTTTCTAAAGTGACATGCATCGTAGCCATCACAGATGGCGATAATGTCTATATGGCAGCAGAACGTGGATTATCAGATGATGATGTTATTACTTCAATGAGTGTGCCTAAGATACGTCAAAATGATAAGTATCTCATTGGATACGCCGATTCTCCAGGAACAGGACAATTACTTCATTGGATGGCTCTGCCTACACCGCCAAGGGCTAATATCGATAAGTTTATGCGTACTACTTGGGTAACTGCGGTACGCAAGGCATTAAACGATTCTGGGGTGGACTTAAAAGAAACTGCTCACGCTTCCTTTCTTATTGGTGTTTCTGGTAAGTTATTCTTTGTAGATACCGTAGATTGGCAAGTATCAGAGTGTGAATATATGGCTATTGGATCAGGTTCATCTATTGCTCTTGGTTCTTTATACACCACCGCTTCTTGGAAATCTCCAGAGAAACGAGCCTACACAGCAGTTTCTGCTGCAATAGAGCTCTCACCATCTTGCAAGGGTCCAATAGATAGTTTATATAATTAGTAATCTATGTCACATTAATATAGTGTCATATGTCACATATTATTCAAAGTTTAATTGGTTATCTATTCCGATGAAGGGGTCTTTCCAAACTATAATCATTTCATCATCGTCTCTAGAACCACAAATAGAGCAAGTTACTTGCCCATCTAAATCTACTATAAAGTCACAATCATGCATAATTTATCCTAGCATAGTATGTTGGCTTGTGTCAAGTCTTATTTTGTTCTCGTTTTCGCCGAAACGCCGTTTGGAGTATATGTGTCAGATATAATATGTAGTGATTGTGGATCAAAGAAACTTTTAATATGGTTTAATTCTAAAAAAGATGATCGTGATCTTTGTGATAAGTGTTATTTAATAGATGGTCGTAAAAAGAAGTAGTTACTTCTTTAATTCAAATGCAGAGCCAGACCATAGGCTCTTATTCATTTTGTTTTCTCTTCTATTCTTAATACTGTTCCACTTTGATCTTGACCAAGAATAGCCAGCGTCACCGCCCCATAAGTCCCAAGCAACTCTACCTGGACTTGGGAAACCTTCTTCACCAGAACTAAATCCAGTGGCTCTCTTATCTACTTCGTGACGTGAAAAGAATGAATACATACGAGCAACAGTGCTTTCAGATAGGTTCTCACCATTTACGATTTGGTTTGCTCTTGCAAGACCTACACCCGTACCGCCACGCTTACCTTCTTTATGCCAAGCAAGTGCTCTGGCAGCAGCACTTTTCATTCCAGAGGTAGGAGTAAGATTAATATCTGCTTTTGCCATATCATTCATTATCATTACATTAACTTCTACCTTTTTTGCATCTTGGTACATCATACCAATGCTGTATGGAGTTGGCATCCACTCTCCATCTTCATCTTCATAAACTCTAACGGACATAGCTGGGTTTTCTGGTGGCATTGACTCAAGAGCGTATTCTTCTCCTGGAGTTCCAAGTGTTCCACCCTCATTCATAATGTGCTCTACACGACCCGTAATTATACCGTCTACGGTATCTCCTGTTACAAAGTCACCTTCTGTAATATTATCCATACATATATTATACAATAAGAAAGACCAAGATGGTCGTGAGAATCACCTTGGTCTTCCTAGTTTAATTATATATTATTCTGCTTTTTTGTCAACCGCACTGAATGCATAGTTGATTTCAGAAGCACTTAGCTTGCCATCATCGAGGAATGCTCGTGCAAGCTTCTCAACAACATTGGCAACACCTAGAGTTCCAGCCATAATAACTGCTGTTAGGGTATCAATGCCTACAAGCGAACCTGCACCAATAATTGATAGTCCTGACGCTGCAAATACTGCAACAATTCTGAAAAGAATGTTCCAAAGATTAGTTACTGCTGAAGATCCAATTACTTCTTCTCCAGTTTCTGCATCAATGTCTACTAAATCTACTTTTCTTTTTGTCATATTATTCATCTCCTTCTTTTTCTTTTTGTTCTCTTAAACCCATAGAAATTAGCCAAACAACTACTGACCAAAGTATTGCCCAACCTACTACAGTTTTTGCACTGCCTGTCAAAACTACCCAAGCAATAAACATACCCAATAGGGTGAATGTTTGGTTTAACATTTCACGAAATCTATCTACAATCCACTTTTTCATTTATCTCACCCTCCCAACCATACTAGCTGTCGTTAAAACCTGTGCAGCGATTACGGCTGCTATAACCACCTTCTGAGACTCTTTTCTGGTAGTATCTGTCATATCCTCACCGATGTTTGCAACGGCTGTGAGAGCCTTTCCTGGGTCTGTAAACACTGCTCCAAGGATCTCTGAGGGGTTTGAGAATATTTCTAGAGCATCTGCAACTACTGCAAGCAAGATTACTCCATTTTCTAAGGATACTGGCTGATCTTCAGGAAGGTCTTCAAAATCTAATCCTAATTCATCAATCATTTCTGAACTAATTGCTTCTCCATTTGCCTGTGTTACAAGCACATCTGCAAGTAATTCCTTGTCATCTTGTGTTAATTCTCCATCAGATGTTAGTGTGTCAGATAGGTTTGTAAGTTCTTCATCTGAGATATTACCGTCTGCAAGTAAGTTTCCAATAATTTCCTCTGTATCGGCATCTGATATCGTGCCGTCCAAAACAGCATCTTCTACCGCAGCATCTATGATATCATTATTAGATGGAAGATCAGTGGTTTCAGGATCTGGATCGGGAGATGGACTCTCTTCTGGACTTGGAGTTGGTTCTGATGGAGCTGAAGGCTCTGGCTCAAGAGATTGGGTCGGACTTGGCTCAGGCTCTGGAACCACTGATTCAGATTCTGAAGGAGTTGGAGTAGGTGAAGGTTCTAAAGGCGGTTCAGAAGTTTCTGACGGCTGTGGGCTTGGTTCTGATGGCTGCGGTGACGGTTCTACTGTTGGCGTTTGTGATTCTGACGGCTGTGGTTCAGGGCTGGGCGTAGGGGTTGGCTCTATTGGGCATAACTCATTCCAAGCAATAACAGACTCATCCCAACAAATAATATTTGGTGGTGTTGGAGGACACTGTTCGTTCCAATTAACTTCTGAGCTATCCCAACACTCAACTGGTGGTGGCATTTGTGGGCATAACTCATTCCAGCTAATTACTTCTCCGTTCCAACAAACAATATCTGGAGGAGTTGGTGGACAGGCTTGGTCGTAAGGAATTACCGAACCGTCCCAACAAGTTATTGGTGGTGGCTGAACTGGACAAGTTTGACTCCAAGTTATCCACGATCCATCCCAACATTGTGTGTCTGGGGGTATAGGTGGACAAGTTCCATTCCAAGGTACAGTTGAGCCATCCCAACATTGTCCTGGCGGTGGCTCAGGGGGACAAGTTGATGTAAGGGGAATAATTGAGTTATCCCAACAGGTTTGCATCTCTACTGGAAGACCACCATTAATGCTAAAAGCTTCTGAGATAGTAACTACATCTTGACCAGAAGTAAACCTAATTCCTCTTCTAAGATCTGCTGGAAGCCATCCAGTGGTTTCTACAATTCCAGACCAAGATGGTAGTCTTGAAGTATCTACAGTTAGTTTAATGGTTGTAAAATCACCAGTTCTTTGAGGATATGGTCGAACTTTCCACTCAACACAAAAGCCTGTTTCTGTAGCACCATAACTTAAATGCCCTCCAGCCCAAGTAACCCAATCATATCCTGCAAGGGAAATAGATGGAGTTTGTGGATATGAACTAAAGTTAGCATCAGGAGTGCCAAAGGTAAGTGTTCCATTTGTAGTTACATATGTTGTTTCATAGGTTATATCCCCAAGAGTTAATGGGTTTGTTAAAATCATTTGATGAGCAGTGTCATCTTCACCTGTCCAAGAGTAAGTATCACAGGGTTGTTCAGCAATTACCGCATTAGCTGGTGGCATAGGAGAAAGTGTTGCTAGTGCTAACAGCGAGATAATTGGACTTAATAGTAGGTAGGAAAGAATTTTCTTCAATCTAGTAGGTACTCCTTGTCAGAAATCTCTAACAAATTAATTATATCACGGGGAGGTTGTAGGAAAAGGATCTGCAACATTTATAGGAAAATCATCTGGATAATTTGCTCCTGGAGTCCACATTTTAAACTGACGCATATCAGAGTAGTAGAACTTGCTCTTGCCCATAACTTTTATTTGAGCAGATACTGGGTACTTGCTATTAAATACCCAACAGGTTGATTCATAAAATGTTTTCATTTCAGTTTTTCCAACTACCCAAGTGCTTGTACCAGTAGTATCTCTTTTACCGTTAGGAAGGTGACGAGAAAATCTCATCTTTACATATGATGGATTTTTACCTTTCATACTAACATTAGCCTGAATGCACCAGAGGGAACGGTTGCCATTACCCTTAATTGTTTTAGCTTTACCGTTAAATGTTAGGTCTTGCCATTTATTGGCTTTAATTGTTTGGACAGAAGTGTCCTTATATCTCTTACTAGAGTTAACATTACTTGCATGAACTGAGTTTGCGGAGAATAAAAAAGCAATAGTTAGTAGGATAATATGAAGTTTTCTTGCCATATATCTATTTTATCATAGTTACTGGTCAGGGGTTTTGTCTGCTATCAATATACCTTATATTATCTAGGGCAATGTCAGTATAAGAGTTTGAAAGTGTGTGCAAGAAATGGCTAATAACCATAGACATTTCTTCTCTTGCCTTGTTGTGATCGTAAGAACTTCCTTGTGGGTGGTGTACAAAATATTCATCATCTCTTAAAGCTAATTTATTATTTATCTTAGCAATAGTACACCATACATAATCAACACCCCACCCAGACCTCATTGAATATAAGTCTAAATAGTTATAAAGGCTAGTCATAAAGTTTTTCATCTTTACTACTAACTCCCTTTTCATAAAGAAAAATATACCTTCTGTCTGACAAGATATATATGAATTGTTAGAATAATCTTCTATAAAACAAACATTCTTTGTCCAAGGTTCATTTGATAAATGTGGTGAATAAAGCCATACATTATCATCAGATAGTAGCAGTTGTGCTTTAGCATAAATATCTGAAAAATGATCTGAGCTTATATCTCCAGTAATAAAACAAAAGGTTTCATCTTGTGTGTTGTTTATAAAGTGATCTATGGCATATTTGAATTGATTGTAATACCAGATTAGTCCAAGATTATGCCAACCGTCTTTTTCTGGGGCATCTGAATTAATTACTTCGTAGTTATCTATCTGATTAGTTATATCGTCTAAGCCAGATACAACATTGTTCCAAGTTACTATGTATGTCTTAATCATTTAATTCTATTTTTTATTTGGCTAGAAGAGATATCTTTAGAATATGGTATGTATATCAAGCCTATGTTTCTTTCATCTAGCCATTCTTGGGTAAAGTTCATTTGGGAGTAGTAGTCTTTCTTTGCCCAATCCGAACCAATGACAATATAGTCTGGATTTACTAATTCAATAGCCACCTTTGAGTCTGTACCGCCCACATTAAATACTACACCATCAACATACCTGCAAGACATTAAGACAGCCCTTCTTTCTGTATCACTACATACGGCTGGCTTTCCCTTATACTTTTTAATAAACTCATTTTGATTTAGAGATACAATTACTTTACCATTTGATCCAGCAATATCCTTGCATCTTTTTAATAGATTAACGTGACCAGAATGGAATAGGTCAAATGTTCCACCTGTGTAAACAATAGACATTACTTACCAGCCAAATATTTTTTAAATGAATTTAAAGTGGCAGTCCATAAAAGTTTTTCATGTCCATATCTATAAACAGTAGGGAGTTTTTCTTCTACAAAGTTAAAGCAAGCCTCTTTAAAACTATCTAAGTCATCTTCAACTATAGTATTTCTTGAGCCAATAAAATTATCAAACCCCCTAAAGGATTTGGTTGTTCCAACAATAGGACGACCAGAGCATATAGCTTCTGCGGTCTTTAAGTTACTACCGCCACCATATGGAATAGGAAGAAGAATTACACTTGCAGATGCAATAAGTTTATTTAATTCTTCATCTGATCTTAATCCCAAGAGTACAACTTCTGTGTTTTTAGCTAAATCTATTTCTCTTCCAACATTTCCACGAAGACCATCGCACATACTACCAACATAGATTAGTCTTGAGTTTTCTGGCATCCATTCTGTTGCATCATAAAGGTATTTGATAGAACCTTCTACATTTGGGGGGTGTCCAGAACCAATAACCAAAGCATATTTATTAGTAGAAGAAACCCTTTGTGGAGTTGTTAGTGTTCCATTATTTGCATCAATAACATTCTTTGCACCATTATTTTGAAACCAAAGCTTATCTAATTCTGTGACACATAATATTAAGTCACATTCTTTAGCAATCTCTTCTTCAATGCCCCTAACATATTTGACTGCATCTATTTTAGCATCTTGATTAAGTCCCTTTAGTAATTCAGACTTTGTTAAAAACTCAATGTTGTGGCTTGAATGTATTAGTTTTGTCTTTGGAAAAATCTCTTTTAGTTTTTTTGCTTCATTCCATAACCAAGGATGATCAAAAATTATGGCATCTGGAACATTACTAATATAATCTTCTGAACAAAAGTCCTTAAACAGCATAAGGATATCTGATAGTTGAGGG